TTAAAATCAATTATTATAGGGGTATTTTTTAATAGATCTATAAAACCAATAACAATTACACCAGTAACAGAAGAAGTAAACGAAGATCAAGAGGTTAAAGATTGGATTACTGAATTTACAGATATGATCCTTAGAGTAATGTTCAATCCTAAATCAGGATTTGAAAGGGCTTTAAGTGAAGCAGTTGCAGATGATATAGTATTTGGAACAATAGCAACATTCATAGAGGAAGGAAAGAAATTTCCGGTTAAATATCACACTTTAAATATTAAAAACTTTCTTATAGCTGAAAATGACGAGGGCGAAGCTGATTATGTTATTATAAAACATAAGATGACAGCAAGGCAAATTATATCTAAATGGGAAAATAAAGATGCAAATATTCATGAAAAAATATTACAAGCTTACGAAAAGAATCCTTTTCAAGAATTTGGTTTGCAATTACATATATTTCCAAGAAAAGAAAGAGATAAAAAAAAGATAGATAGCTTAAATAAAGAAATAGCGGGTTTTTGGGTAGATGAAAAACACCAAACTATAATTCAAGAAATAGGCTGGGATTCAATGCCAGTAGCTATTGGCAGAAGCGAGAAATCAACAAATGAAGTTTATGGGACTTCTAGAGCAATGATTGGCTTACCAGATGCAAGACAGATCAATGAAATGTCTAGACAGTACAACGAGGCAACAGAAAAAGCTTTAAAACCTCCTTTAAATGTAAATGCTAATTACGCCAAAAGGGTCAATCTTAGACCAGGTGCATTAAATAGACCAGATCAAAAAGCTTTACCAGCAGGAAGGGCGGCAATAGAACAAATATTGACAATAGGAAATATTCCGTTAACTCAAGACTTAATTACTAGAAAAGAGCAAAATATTAGAGAAATATTCTTTTTAGATAAGCTTAAAATCTTTGATGATGCGAGAGCAACCGCAACACAAATATTAGAACTAAGAGCAGAGACATTCAGAATAATGGGTGATTTTATATATGGCATTATTGACTATACAGAGCAAATATTGAATAGAACTTTTGATATTCTATTTAATAAAATATATATTAAAAATGCAGATGGCAATTTTGAATTAATCGAAAATGATTTATTCCAAAAAGAAATACCAGATTTATTATCTAAAAATCCAGAATTAAAAATTAATTATCAAAATCCAATTACTCAATCTCAAAGATTAAACGAATCCGCATCTATTGAAAAACTAATGGCAGGAGTTTTAAATTTAGCACAAGCACAGCCAGAAATTATTGATAATATAGATTTTGATAAATTAGTTAGAAAGTCTGCTGATATATTAGGAATTGATCCAGATATTATTAAAAATCCTATTATCGTTAAAAACGAAAGAGAACAAAGACAAGCTCAAATGCAGCAGCAACAAGCTATGGAGCAGGAACAAATGGCAGTAGAAACAGCTAGTAAGGCAAAACAATCTAAGCTTATATAATGACAGAAGAGCAACTAAATAAAATATTTCAACAAGTATTTGAAACAGAAAACGGAAGAGTTATTTTAGAACACTTACAAAGAGTTCTTTTAGAATCAAGCTTCTCAACTGAACAAGACACCACTATTAATGCTATACTTCGTCAAGGAGGTATAGAATTATATCAATATATCCTTTCTAGGGTTAGAGAGGAAATAACCGACCAATAATAAAACTATGACCGACCAAATAGAAAACACAGAAGTTAGTGCAGAAAATGCAACAAGTGCAGAAAATGCACCAGTTGAAACAGTTAATGAAACAAGCTTTTTAGATCAAATCACAGATGAAGAAATAAAAGGCTCTAAATCATTATCTAATTTTAAAGACATTAATGGACTAGCAAAGAGTTATATTAACCTTGAAAAGAAGCTAGGCGCACCAAAAGAGCCAGAAAATTACGCACCAGAGGATTACACCTACGAATTACCAGAAAATTATCAAGCTAATGACGATCTATTAAATCTAGTAAAAGATAAATCTGTTGAATTAGGAATTAAGCCAGAAGCATTTAAGCAGTTAGTGGAGACTTTTACAGGTGAAGAAAGTAAGATAATACAGGGAATACAAGCTGATAATGAGGCTAGAATTAACGAACTACAAAACTCTTTAAAAGAAGAGTGGGGAAATTCTTATGATGATAACTTAAAAATAGCAGAAAACACATTTAAACGCTTTGCAACGGAAGAAGATCAAGAGCAATTCGCATCTCTTTCACCTGAAGGCCAATTGGCAGTAGCTAAAATTATGCATAATGTAAGTCAACAAATCGGAGAGGGTACTCAAGGAAAAGTTGGTAATTCACAAGGGGGCTTGACAAAAGAAGATGCACTTGTTAAAATTAGTGAAATTAGGAATGATAGGACTATTGATCCTAATGTAAGAGATAGAGAGCTTGCTAAGTTATACCCAATAGCTTACGCCAACGAGACTGGCGAATCTTTAGGGGTAGTAACTGGGTTTAGTAGAAATTCTATCTTATAAATAATTGTCCAACATAAGTAAAAGGTAGCTTTGTTTAAGTCTTTGAAGGTTGATGGGTAGCAATTGACGGCGAGAAATCGCATTTTTGTTATTTAATTAATTTTTAAAACTTAAACAATGTCTAATACACAAAATCAAATACATGTAAAACAGTTTAAGGATGATATTATCCAAGCTGTACAACAAAACAACACCCGTTTAGACGGAACAGTAAGAAGAAAAGAATCTGTAAAAGCAGAAGAATTCTTTTTTCATAAATTAGGTGCTTTAAATCTAATTGAAAAAATAGGAAAAAATCCAGAAACTCCCTATTTAGATCCACTTCACTCAAGAAGAAAAATGACACCAAGACCTTTTCATGGTTCTTTGTTTATTGATGACTTTGATGTTAATAGATCAATTATCTCTGGTTTAGATAGTGATTACATGAAAGCTTTAATGAACGCAGCAATGAGAAAGAAAGATGATGTTATTATTGCCGCTGCAACTGGTACAGCATACGAAGGAAAAGATGGTACAACTGCTGTCAATTTCCCTTCTTCTCAAGTAGTATCAACTGGTGCTTCTAATGGTCTAACTGCTGACAGAATCCTTGACGGTAGAGAAATCTTAAGAAGCAAAGATGTTGATCCAGATGAGAAAATCTATTGCGTTTTAACTTCTAAACAACACAGACAACTAGAAAATGATAATAAAATCATTAATAGAGATTTTACTGCTGGTCAAGTTTTAGATAAGGGTATTATCGGCGTTTGGAATAATATTCACTTTATTTTATCAGAAAGACTTTTATTAGACTCTAACGGTGATAGAGATGTATTATTATATACTGAAAATGCTTTAGGTTTCGCTATTGCTAATGATATTACAATGAAAGTTGGTGAAAATGTCGAAAGATCATTTACTAAAACTATGTATTTAAAATTAGATATTGGAGCAACTAGAGTAGAAGACGAAAAAATCGTTCGTATTCCTTGCACAGAATCTTAATATTAACTTTAAATAAAATAAAATTATGGCTATTGTAAATAAAAAAGGAACAATAAACCTTGATGGCTTAGATCAAGATACTTTGATTATGCCAAACGCAAAAACTTCTAAAGGTGTTTTAAGGGTATCAGTAGATACTTTAGAAATTAATGCAACTGATGATGATACTTCAACTTACAGATTAGCAAGAGTACCTTCTAACGCTGTATTAGATACTATCACTATTAAAAATGATGCTATTACAGGAGGAACTGATTTCTTCTTAGGCTTCTATGATATTAATGATGGTGTTGCTATTGATGCTGATGCATTACTTGGCACAACTTCATTAGCTTCTGCTGGTGATATTGATGGCTTAGGGTCAATTGATATTGCTAACTTTGGCAAAGAAGTATGGGAATTAGCTGGATTATCAGAAGATCCTCACAAATTAGTTGATATTGTTTTAACTGGTAACACAGTTGGAACTGCAACTGGTACTGTAACCGCTATTGTAAAATACACTCTTTAAAAAGTAGGGGGAGCAATCCCCCTCAACCTCGTTATTATGTCTGTATCTAAAACATCTATTTGTAACAAAGCATTAAGAAAACTAGGAGCAAATCCTTTGATGAATGTTGACACAGACAACACAACACCAGCTACACTTTGCAAAGCAAGTTATGATGATGTATTGCAAGAAGTTTTAAGAATGCACAACTGGAACTTTGCAGTTTTCCGTCAATCACTTGTTTTAGATGCCTCAGGTTCGCCAATTTATGAATTTAGTAATAGATTTATTTTACCAACAATTCCAATCTTTATAAGATTACTTTCAGTAGAAAATAACATAGAGTATAGGTTAGAAAACAACTTCCTTCTAACTAATGAATCCTCTGTAAATATTAGATTTATTGGTAAAGAAACTGATCCTAATAAATACGACTCTTTGTTTATTGAATGTTTCGCAGCAAGGCTTGCTTATGAAATAGGATACTCAATAACCTCAGACGAAACAAGGATAGCAAGAACTAAGCAAGATTTAGTAGAATCATTATCTTTAGCTAGAGAAAGAGATAATTTGGAAGATAATGATGTAGCAGAAACTTCTGACTCATTTAGTTCTTCAAGAATAACCAATTTTAATTTCGGCAATAATATTAATGGTATAACTTTTTCATAATGCCTAAAGCTTCAGAAATAAGAACAAATTTTACAGCAGGAGAGTTAAGCACATTAATAAACTCAAGAACGCAATTTCAGAGGTATTTTAATGGTTCAGAAACTCTTGAGAATTGGGTGGTATTAGTACAAGGACCAATATTTCGCAGGAAAGGATTTAAATTTATAGGAGAGGTTAAAGATTCAACAAAAAAAACCAGAATTATTCCTTTTGAATTTAGCACAGTACAAACTTATGCAATCGAATTAGGAGCGGGTTACTTACGCTTTTTTTCTGCTCAAGGGCAAGTTTTAGATAATGGTTCAAATATATTAGAAATATCCAACCCTTATTCAGAAAATGAATTATTTGATATAAAATTTGTACAAGATAGTGATGTAATTTACATGGTACATCCAAATCATCCTATTCAAAAATTAATCAGAGTAGCATCTAATGATTTTACATTAAACGCAGTAGATTTAGTAAAAGGTCCATATATAGACGAAAATATAGTATCAACAGATTTAGTAACATTGTCAGGTGGTCAGTGGTCGGAAGGCTCAACATTAACCTTGACAGCTTCAGGTGGGCATACGCCTTTTACCTCTAATCATGTTGGGGGTTTATGGAAAGTAAGAAGTGGCACAGATATTGCTCATTTAAAAATAACTGGGTTTACTAGCTCAACAGTAGTAACAGTAGTAGCTCAAAATGATGTCCCAGCTAGTTTACACAATACTGCAAGCTTTAACTGGTCGGAAGGTGAGTTTAGTAATGCTAGAGGCTATGCTGGGGCGATCACCTTCCACGAGCAAAGAATGGTGTTGGCAGGTAGTGTAAACGCTCCGCAGAAGGTTTGGTTTTCTAAATCTAATGCAGATTATGAAAATTTCGAAGCAGGAACGAATGCTGATGATCCTTTCTTAATAACTATTGCATCACAAAAAGGAGATCCGATAAGGTGGTTATTTTCTGACCAAGCTTTGTTTATAGGTACTGCTGGCTCAATATTTAGAATTATAAGCTCAAGAAATAGCCCTGCCTTAGCACCAGATGATATAGATGTAAAAAGGCAAATATCTTATGGTTGTTCTAATATTCAACCTGAATTAGTAGGACAATCTCCTATTTATATGCAGAAGAACAATAAAACAGCAAGATTAATTACTTTTGATATTGATAGTGATAAATACAAGGCAATAGATATTACTGTTGATTGTGATCATATAACAGATGGAGGTATTACTTCTTTTGAATATCAACAAATTCCACTATCTTCATTATGGGCAGTAAGAACAGACGGACAAATTGCAAGATTAACACTAGAACAAGATCAACAAGTGCAAGCATGGTCAAAATATGTTACACAAGGAAACTTTGAATCAATGGCGATAGTTAGTGATGCAGAAGATAATGATGAAATTTATGCAATAGTAAAACGAACTATAAACGGAGTAGTTAAAAGGTTTGTAGAAGTGCAAGAGCCTAATTATGAAGTAGATAATTTAAATCGCTTTTATGTAGATTCTGGACTTAGTTATAATGGTACACAATCAAGTACAATAACTATATCAGGAAACACATTTACAGCGGACTCTTCTATTTTCCAATCTGGCGATATAGGAAAAGAAATTCATCAATTAATAAGTAAAGGCAGGGCAAAAATAACAGGGTTTACGGATTCTCAAAATGTAACTGTCAGTATAATAGAAACTTTCTCTAGTGCAACATTACTACCTAATGAATGGGCTATTGCTATTAAAAATATAACTGGATTAGGACATTTAGAGGGTGAAACAGTAGCAATTAATTCAGATGGTGCAACAGTACCAAATAAAACAGTAAGTAATGGAGCAATAGAAATAGACAATGCAGGGTCAATAATTCATGTAGGATTATCATATTCTAGTAAACAAAAGAATATGCCTATTGAATCTTT